TGTTAATTAAACTATCTACGCCAGATTTCAGTGCTTTGACCTTGAACGCCCCACCAGCTGTGTATCCATATGGACACTCAACATGGCTTCACGCTCGTGGGCAAGCTTCTGGATCCTACTCAAAAGCAGGATTAAAGCAGCTAAAGTATACTGTCCCCTCTGTAAGAGTGGACTTAAAACGTATACTCCGATTGAAGATGAAGGATAGGAAAGACTTGGTTCAAGTCTTGAATTCTTTAACACTAGCATGGCTAACCATTTGGCCAGCATCTCAACATAATCTAGAATATAACCCAGCGAATCGCAAGGCTATGACTGGATTAAGAGACTTACATGCTTGGATATTAAGAACCTACCCTGTAGACCGTTCATTGGTCGTTAAGAATTTAAAGCTCTTTGCCGCTTGGCTTAGATACCTAAGTTCTCCATCTCAATTCGAAGACCACCCAAAATTATGCTATAATTTTCCTTTTTTCGAAAATGGAAAGTTTAAGCCTAGTCTTTTCTTTCGCGGTTCTATATCTGCGAAAGCCTCTAGCAGTCGGAATCTTCTGACTTTTTCTCGCTTTGCGAGAGCTACACCCCCAGGTGGGGATGATGAGGCTGAGAAGGCTGTCCTCGATCACTTCAAAATCTATACTAGTGAATTCAAAGCACCAGACAATATTGTCAAAAGCTTAAATGAGTTCATTCGTAATGATTTACATGAAGAACAATTCGAAGGAATAGATGCTGTCGGTTTCGAGGCATCTGCTTCTTCTTGCTATGAAAGAGGAATAAAGGAAGGTGGTATGCGCTCAGAAATTAAATCTGTTGCATGGCATAGAAGTGGTGGTAGAAATTTCTCCACCGTTGATCAAGTTGCTACGCGGAAGTCCGCAATAGCAGATGCGATCATTGAAGACTTATGGCCTGATGCCCCTTGTTGGGATATACACAAGTACAAGTTTCCTAGGATTATTAACCCTAGTAACAAGATAATTTGTGTTCCTGATAGAGGTGGCTTTAAAGTCAGAGTTGTTTCTACTTCTTCTGCCAAGATACAGTCTTTGGCACACGTTGTGCGAGGTGTATTATATCGAACAGTTCTTACTGCAATTCCTACAAAGTGGGCTATTATGCCTGACGGAGTGGAAAAGTGGTTTGATCAGTTACCCTGTGTCAATTGGACTAAGGGTGACTCTGCTAAGTATTATGCACCGTGGGTCATGATGTCATCTGACCTTAAAAGTGCGACTGATTTCCTGCCTTTTAACGTTGTTGAAGGCGCGAATGATACTATGGAGTCGATTATGACTGAACGACAATCCAATAACCCAAATTGGGCCGCTTGGAGAAGTTTATCCGGTCCTCAGAAATTGGAATATACCAATTATATGAGATCGACTTGCGTAACATCATTCAGAGGAAATCTTATGGGGACTGCCCCTAGCTGGTTTCATCTAAATTTGTATAATTATACTTTATTTAGATTAGCTTGGGCCCTTACAAAGATTGTCTTTTCTGAGCATTGCTTCTATAAGCTGCTTGTTCTTCTCAACTCCCAGAGGGTTCTCAAGGAGGAGGAAGAATGTAGGATTAGATCTAATGTCAATTTCATGATTTATCTTTTTCAGGAAAATTCTAGATCAAGATTATCAAGAACTATAATAGACAAACACT